AATAAATCCAAAAATGACAGCCCGCTTCTCGTTTGGCTTGCACGGAGGGCCGCATGAATATCGGGATGCTTGAGGTCGGACCCGCGCATCCGTGCGCGTGTGTCGCTGAAATCGGAAACGCGCACAACGGAAACTTCAGCCGCGCCATTCGCCTACTCGACGCCGCGAAGGCAGCGGGCGCATCGGCGGCGAAACTGCAAACCTACACGCCGGCCGAACTCGTTGCGCTGCGAGGAAACGGCCCCGCGCCAGAACCGTGGGGTTCGCAAGGATGGACGATGGAGACGCTGTACGAGAAGGCGCGGACGCCGCTCGAATGGATCCCGCTGCTCTTCGACCATGCAGACGGCATCGGCCTGCCGCTCTTCTCGTCGGTATTCGGAGCTGAGTCGCTGGCGGTCCTTGAGGCCGCCGAATGTCCGGCGTACAAGATCGCAAGGATCGATAATAAGAAAACCGCCGTACGGCAGGCGGCGCGGCTCACTGGCAAACCTGTGCTAATCAGCTCCGACGAACCGGACGTCACGAACCGACTGGATGCGTGGTTGTACTGCGCGCCGAACTACCCCACTGAGCTGAAGGACGTGCACCTGCCGTACTTCCCCGACGCGGGCTACTTCGGCATCTCGTCCCACTGCCTTAACCCGATGTTGCCATTAGTTGCCGTCGCGCGCGGAGCGAAGATGCTGGAATACCACCTGCAGCTCGACGACGAGCCGAGCGAGCTCGAGGCGTCAGTTTCGCTTCCCGCTTCACGATTTCGTGAAATGGTCGAGCAAGTGAAGCGCGCCGAGGGGATGCTGGCATGAGCTATTGCCGGTGGAGTTCCGATAACTGGCGGTGCGATCTGTACTGCTACGAGAGCACGAACGGCGGATTTACGACGCACGTAGCGGCCAACCGTGTAGTCGGTGACATCCCGCCAGAGCCGAGTTTCAGGCTTCCCGTTGATCCCGATTGGGTTGCGAAGCGTCGCGCCGTCATGGACTTCCTCAAAACCGCCACGCGCGCGTCGATTGGCCTCGCGCACGACGGCGAAACATTCAGCGATCCCGATCCCCGTTCGTTTCTCGCGCGGCTCGTCATGCTCCGCGAGGCAGGGTACAGCTTCCCCAACTACGTGCTTGACGACGTGCGCGAAGAAATCGCCGACGCGGAGATGACTGATGATCTCTGACCGCGAACGCTTCCTCGCCGCCCTTCTGACCGGGCCTCTGACCAAAGCTGACGCCATCGTCCTGCTCACCGGTGACGGCGAGACCCGCGTGGCGACCGCAGTTGGCCTGTTCCACGCCGGTGCCGCCCCGCTGATTGTTGTCACCGGCGGCGTACATGCCCCGCCCTACTGCCTCAAGGCCGACGCCATCGCCGGTACGATCTACGGCAAGGGCATCGCCACGGATCGCGTGCGCATCGACGTGCTGGCGCAGAACACGCGCGACTCGGCGGTGAACGTCATCGACACGGCGGTCGATGAGAAGTGGCTACAGATCCTGCTCGTCACGTCGCCCTACCATCTGCCGCGCGCGATGCTGACCTTCGTCGCGGAACTGCGCGCGCGGAAGCTGGACGAAACGATCCGCATCGTGCCGGTGCCGTGCGCGAATCAGCCGTGGTTCACGGATGTAGCGGGGCAGGAGTACGAACCCGGGCCGGGATTCCTCGCGCAACGCAACCGCCTCGACTTGCTGGAAGGCGAGTTCAAGCGGATCGATGAGTACCGCGCGAAGGGGCACGTCGCCTCGTACACGCGCGGCCTCGACTACCTCGAACATTGGGAAGGCAAATGAGCAAGCGTAGACCCATCACCGCGCGCGCCGTCGTGCCGGCCGTTGCCTTCCCGCCGATCGCCGATCCCTACGAACCGCAAGCGGCCATCGACGCGCTGGCCCTGCTCGACAACGACGAGCTCGACGCGCTGGGTAAGGCGTTCAAGCCGCTGATCGACCGGCTCGCGGACGCGGGACTTATCGCGCGGCCGAAGGTGTACCTGCCGTGAACCTCCGCGCCCTGCGCGCCGCGCTCCCCGACCTGTTCTACAGCGGCCAAACGTGGTTCGACCGCGAGCCGTTCATGGACGTGGAGCATGACCCCACGCGGCCGCTCGCCTTCCCTGAGTTCGCGCGCGCCGCATCGGCAAATCACGAGAGCACCGTGCCGGCGTTCCTGCTCGCGCTGCTGTACGTGCATTACCCGGCCAACCCGATCTGGTCGAAGTACCTCTGGACGTCGGACTTCGACCGGCAAGGGCAGCGGGTGTTCGTCGGGCAGAACGGGCACGGGTTCGAGATCCATCGGCACCTGTACGTGACCGAGCGGTTTGGGCTGCCGGTGTGGAGGAAGGCGGCATGAACATCCGACCGCTGTGCATTATCCAGGCGCGCTACAACAGCACCCGCCTTCCCGGCAAGATGCTGCTCGAGCTGGGCGGCGAGACGCTGATCGCGCGCGCGTGGCGAACGGCGTGCCAGATATTCCGGGAAGAGCACTGCGTCGTGGCGTTGCCGATGTGTGACTCAATGTCGGCGCTTGGCGATGAGTGCCGACGATTGGGAGCGAACTACCGTGCGGTGTGGCCCGATGAACGCGACGTACTCGGGCGCTTCTGGGAATGTGCCGATGCGTACCGCGACGACCCAACGGACGTGATCGTGCGCGTGACACCCGACGACTTCCCGATCGACGTGACACGGGAACGCTTCACGCTCGCGCAGCTCGACCACTGGCACGCGACCGTGACCGACCCGCACCTCCGCGAGCACATCGGCCTGCTCATTCCGCAACGCATCGAGATCAATACGCGCGAGGATTACGAGAAGGCGAAGGCGAGGGTGGCCGCATGAACCGCTTCATGGTCTGGGATCTTCCGCCAGACTCCCGGCCGACCCTTTCGGGCGACGAACGTCGGCAGCTTGCCGTGCGCCATCGTCGCCAAGACTTCGAGTTCGTCGGCGATGATGAAACGCCGCTGCCAATAGACCCGCCGGTGTGCGAATGCGGCGAACGCTGGCTGCGCGATGGCTGTCGGACGCTTCGCGCGCTCGCAGTTCTCGCGCTGGCAGAACACGAGCGCGACGAGGCAGCCGCGCGAGAGCGTAAGATGACGGCCGCGCTTGCGGAAATCGGCACGCTGGCTCGCTGGCGTCAAGATCCGGCGAACCGGGTATGGGCCGTTGACGTGCAGATTGCGCAGGTTGCGCTCGTGGCGGGAGGCGTTCCCGTGATAGAGCACGCGCTCATCGGGATTCGCGACCAGATGCGCGAGAAGTGGGCGGAGTTGAACAAGCCGACGGGCGTCGAGGCGCTCGCGCGCGACCTGAACACCATGCTGTGGGAGCGCGAGAAGCACGCGCGGGCAACGCCATGAAAAACGGCTCAACCGTCGCCGCCTTCGAGCGCGAGTTCGCCGCGTACGTCGGGGCCAAGTTTGCCATCGCGTTGAACTCGGGAACCTCAACCCTGCACACCGCGCTCGTCGCGCTCGGCGTTCAGCCGGGCGACCGCGTGGCCGTGCCGCCGCTGACCATGAGCGCGACGACCATCGCGGTGCTGCACTCGGGCGCGGTGCCGGTGTTCGTGGACGTGGACGAAAGGGCGTGGCTGACCAAACTGTTGCCCGTCGGCTTCGTCGCGGCGCGCATGCCTGTTTCGCTCTACGGACTGTGCGCGCCGTTCGCAGGCGATTCACTCCTCATCGACGACGCCGCCCAAACCCTCCGCAAGCACAGCGGCGCCGCGTTCACGTCGTACTCGTTCCAGAATTCCAAGATCCTCGCCCTCGGCGAAGGCGGTATGCTCGTCACGAACGACGAATCGCTCGCCACGCGCGCCCGTGAGTTCTCGTCGCTCGGCTACCGCATGCGCGCCGATCAGCCGCGCATCGATCCAGCCATCCTCAAGTCGCCGACGTACGAGCGGCACCATTCGCTCGGGTGGAACTACCGCATGAACGACATCACCGCCGCGCTCGGGCTTGCGCGGCTGAAGCGCGCGGACGACCTGCTACGCGATCGGCGTGAATGTGCGGCTATGTATCGAGATGTGATACGCGACGTGTCATGGTTGACGCCGCAATTCATTCCCGACGGCTGGCAGCACGACTACTGGACCTACGCGCTTTCCTGCGACACTCCCGAACGCGCGCTGAAGCTGGCTGATGCAGTGGTCAAGCATGGCGGCGAGCGGCCGTACGGGGCGTGGCGGTTGACCTATCACGAACCGGCGTTCAAGCATCTCACGGCGCCGCAGATGGGAATCGTTGGTGGCGAGAATACGACGGTGCTCAACCTCTGCCCCGTCGCCGAATCCCTACAGCCGCGCCTCTTGCAGTTCCAAACGAACGACCTCGCCAGCGCCGAGCGCAACGCGAAGGCACTGCGCGCGGCGATTCAGGAACTCGCATAGACCCGTTAGCGAACACGTACGTGTGATTTCACAATTTCCCGAAGGAGATCAGAAAACAATGGCTACCATGCGCGCGAAAATGCAGGTGCAGTCGGTCGAGAAATTCACGACATCGGAGAAGGTGACGATGCTGTGCGTCGCGAAGTCAGGCGCCTACCGGGAAGACGGCTCGGACGAAGACAACACGTTCACGAAGTTCAGCCCATCGGGTTCGTTCACGGTCCAGATCGCGAACCCGGCACTGTTCGGAAAGATCAACCCCGGCCAGGAGTTCTACGTCGATTTCACGGAAGCGCCGAAGTAGCTCTGGTTTTCTCGTTTCCAGAAAATGAGACACGCCACCGCGCAACCGACTAGATTTAGAGTAGGCGTGCACGCGCCGAACATCCCTCGCCCTGGATGATCTTGACGCGCGCACCCGCCCGATGAACCCCCGGCAGACCCGCTTCGTCGCCGAGTATTTGGTCGACCTGAACGCCACGCAGGCGGCGATCCGCGCGGGATACAACCCGAAGACGGCGTACTCCATCGGCCATCGGCTGCTGACGCGGAACCCTGAGATCGGGCCGGCCGTCGCGAAGGCGATGGAGGAGCGCGGGAAGCGCGTCGAGATCACGCAGGACTCTGTACTGCGCGAGATCGCGATCATGCTCCGATCGGACGTGCGGAACTTCATGGTCGACCCCGACACCGGCGAGCTCGTACTGGCCGATGGCGCACCCGACGAGGCATGGCGCGCGGTCTCGAGCGTCAAGCACCGGACGACCTCCTTCGGCCGCGGCGACGACAAGACGACCGAGCGCACGATCGAGTTCCGGTTGTGGGACAAGCCGGCCGCCGCGCTGATGGCTGGCAAGCACTTGGCGATGTTCACCGAGAAGCACGAAGTCACGCTCCCGCCCGGCTCCGGTGTGCTCGCCGTGCCCGTCGCGCTCGATGCCGGGCAGTGGGCCGCCGGCGCCGTTGCGCAGCAGGCCGCGCTCGTCGCCCGTCCGGCCGTCGTCGCCGCGCCCGCGAGCGACCAGTGATGGCGCTCGTCGCCGCCGCGATGCTCTCGGCGATGCCCGGCGTGGCGTGGGCGCCGCAACCGGGCAGCCAGACGTACTTCGTCACCAGCCCGATCTTCGAGACACTGTACGAGGGCACGCGCGGACCCGGCAAGACGAACGCGCTGCTGATCGACTTCTGCCAGCACGTCGGCCAAGGCCACGGCAAGGCGTGGCGCGGCATCCTGTTCCGGCAGAGCTACCCCGCGCTCGCGGATGTGGTCACCAAGTCGCAGGAGTGGATCCCGAAGGCGTTCCCGGCCGCGCGGTACAACGAATCCTCGCATACGTGGAAGTTCGCGGACGGCGAGGAACTGCTGCTCCGCTACATGGACCGCCTGAGCGATTACGACGCCTATCACGGCCATGAATACCCGTGGATCGGTTGGGACGAGCTCACGAATTGGCCCGACTTGCGCTGCTACGACAAGATGAAGTCCTGCTGCCGCTCGTCGCGCGCCGGCCTTCCGCGCAAGTACCGCGCGACCGCCAACCCGTTCGGCGCCGG